AAGTTTTCACCAGACCAGCTCAGCGTCTGGGAAACCGATTTCATGGGATCGAATTTGCCGATATCTTTTATGGCAAAACTGACATTTGGAATATGCACGGTGGTCTCCGTGCCATCCAACTCTGAAATGACATAGGTAATGGATCCGGTGCCAATCGGCGTATTGGCCAGCCAGTCCTGATACATTTGCGCCGCCATCACATCGAGCGTGTTATTTGAGCGCGCCCAGGAAATGGTTCCTGTCGGGCCCTTGACGACGGTGCGCGAGTTGGTGATTCCATCCAGGTCCTGAACCTGAACCAAAGATTGATTGACGGTCACCGTAAACGTTGTCTGCATCGGTAGGTCGAGCGGCGTCGAACTATAGGGACCGAGGATACTGGCGCGGCAATCCTCGCCGACTGTAAATGCGGGCATCTGTCTATTCCTTGCGTTTCAGATAGGAGATTACGAGGCGTTAGAGCCGGTTGACACCGTTACGGTCTGGCCGCCTTGTACATTGACAATGAATTTCTCATTAATCGCCTGATATTGAACCTGCACATCCGCCTGAACATATCCCAGACCAGTGCGGCTGACCGGATTATTGCTGTTATTGCAAACCACCGCGAAGGGCAAAGAACCGTCGGTGCTACCAAGTAACCCCTGGGTGAGCATTCCGCTTAAGAACGCCATCAGCGTCGCCTTGATATTGTCGAACAGAGAAGCGTTGACGATCTGCCCAACATAGCCACCCATTCCCGCGGCCAAGGTCGCGGCAATATAATTCGTCAAACGGGTATAGTTATCACCATTAATCGCGGCATTCGATGATGTATTATGGCCGCCTCGCACGCCCCAATAACTTCCGCCCGGCTGCGGATTGCAAATCACGTCGATCCCCGCGCCAATCAGCGCTTCCAGATCAGCACTCGCATAGGTCGATTGCGTTGGCCCTCCCGGTCCACCGGATTTCTGGGAAGACACAACCCCATAGATCTGCTTGTTCAAGGAAGACTGTTCAGGCGAAAGATTTGCCAGGCGTCCCGCGGCAAAACCCTGTGGCGAAACCAGCCGGGTGATGCCGTTGACGCTATCCACCCAGTAAATCCAGTCACCAAACATCATCTTGGCGGCATATGAATCGACACCGGCGGTGGCCTTTGTCGCGACTGCGTTCAGAATGTTGTCATTGGGCGGCCCAACGAGAATGATATACAGCCCTTCCGAAAGGGCCAAAGCGACCTGCGCCGTCCAGGACGCCGAGTCATAGAGATCCGCCAGCAATGCGATGCCGCAGCCTTGGCCCCGCAATGCATACATGCCTGTCCGCGGTGCAATATCCTGGCCCAGCATGATGGACGTCGTGATATTACTTGCGCCATCCGACCCGCCTGAAAGCGTGTAAGAAGCAATCGCCGGCGCCGAACTCGTTGTGCCGGCGGCCGCCGTAATCAACTGGGATGGCCCGCGCAAGGGCCCATTACCGGAATTGACAGCCGCAGCCATCGCCACCCATAATGCGTTGCCCGATCCTGAAATATTATCGTAGACTTCCGGGGTGGTGCCGGCCAGGGAAACCACCACTTTATAGGTCCCGTTTTGAGAGCCATAGCCGATCGAAACAATCAACCCATTGCCCACACTGCCTGTATAAAGTGCAGTAAACGTGATACTCGAACTCAACACGTTCGCGGTCGCCGCGGTGTCGGTGCCATCGGTCACACGCACGCAACGAAAATTCTGCGCGCCTTGCTGAACAGCCGTTGCAACATGGGTGCCCATATCGAAGCTCCGCGGCACAATCGTGCCAAAGGCTTGCGCGTAATCGCCCATATTGCCGATAATGGTCGCGGTATTGACGGGTCCCCAGGGCGCGGTCCCCACGATACCCAGAATATCGGTGGGAACACCATTCAGCAAAAGCGTTTGTGGCGGTACGATCTGCACATACAGGTCAGGCACAATCAACGCGGTCGTATTGATCGCGCCTTGTTGAACAATTTGCGTCATAAGTTATTCCTTTTTAGGTGATGGTGATGGCGCTCGTCACAAAAATACCGAGCAGATCACCCGTAGAATCGTACATCGCATATTTTCCGTAATATGTTCCGGCGGTGCTCGGCGCGGCCGGTGCAGCAATCGGGGTGCCATAGCCCGTGTTATTGGCATAGAAATTTATCTGGCTATTGCTCAAACTTCCTGCATTGCCGTAATTACTGGCCGGCACCGTCGTGTTGGTCGCACTGGTATCAAACCAAAACTTGCAAGCCGCAATTGCACCCATGCTGGAAACCACAACACCGGGCCGCACGTCAGTGGCACCCGGTGCAATTTCCGAGGTCCAGTCGACGGTATAGGTCGTGCCGCTTGCCAGGGTCACGCCGGTGAGCGAACCATTACCGGAGCCGCCAATCAGGCTGTAAGAAAGTGCGGACCCGCCGCCACCGCCGGCGGCGACCACCACCGCGGCCGTTACCGCTTGCACAGAGGTATCGTTGGTCTGTTCTGCCCAGATATAATATGTACCAGCGGCTGAGGGCGTCAGTGACGCCGACCAGCTGCCCTGGCTGACGGTTGCATTGCTCCAGCTTGAAGGCGCAGTCGTTGCCGAGGTTGAAAGGCCCACCTGCACCGCCGAACCCGATGGGGACACGGATCCAACCAGCGACATTGCAACCCCTGCGGTACCCGTGCTCGGCGGCGAGCTGAAGGTCACAGAACCTACGCCGGAACCGGCGTTAGAGATTTCGACCGCCCCGCTCACGGCCCGCACTGAAGGTGTCGAGGTTTGCTCTGCCCAAACGTAATATGTTCCCGCATTTTCCGGTACCAGGCTGGCGGTCCACGCAGCACCGCTGACGGTTGCATTCGTCCAGCTAAGCGGTGCCACGGTGGCAGATGCAGACAGCCCTGCTTGCACGGCGGTAGCACCTGGCGAGACGGTCCCGGCAAGCGATAATGCAGTGCCGACGGTTCCAGTCGTAGGCGGCGCTGTGATCGACACACTTCCAGAGGATCCGCTACCGCCCCCGTTACTGCCCGCCGCGGCCGTCAGAAGGGATGAAAGTGACAATAACTGCGACGGCGCATTCCGGCGCGGTGGCGTTGGGGCAAATGCCATGGTCTTCCCTCAATGAAAAAAGGCATGAAATAAAGCGGGTGTGACTTGAAACGCACCAATGATCCCGGCAATTGCCATCAGTTTCGTCCAGGTCAATTCGGATCTTTTGGTAACGATCGCGATATTGTTTTCGCGTTCCCGCCGGGCACCGAGTTCTTCCGACATGAAGTCGAAGATTCGCTTCAGGCTTTCATTTACGGCCTCCGAATGCTTATAAAAATCGCGCTGTAAAATAGAGACCTGCATTCGCAAAGCAGGCAAGCTTCCCGCATCGTTGTCGTCGCTCATTTGTGTTCCTAGGACGATAGCGGGATGCCGTAGGATGCCACGCCGGAGGTGACGGTAATCGGAGTCTGGAGTGGCATGTTTGCACCCCAGCCCGCGCCCAAACTGGCGTTGATGTCGAAGTTGGCCGGCTTGCCGGTCGTCGCGAAATTATCCGTCACGGCGCAACCCCGGCCAATCTCGGTATCTGGCTGCACCGCCCAGTATTCGCCTGCCCAGGGGTAAAGCAACCGGCAGGATGCGTGCGCATTGACAGGTGCCGAAGCCAGTGTAAGCGAGAGATGGGTCGCATCGACGCGCAAGCAAGAAATCGCCTGAATGATGTTTCCTGGGGTAGCAGTGCTCCCGCCATCCATCACTGAAAAGCCAACACCCTGGCTCGCCAGCAACGGCACAATCAGATCGGTTCCCCCATCATGGGCGATCGTCAAGGTCAATGTCACGCCGGAAAGTGCCGCATCGATTATCCGCGGCCCAAGCCCGGCACCAAGCGATGCCGGAATCAGCGCCGCAGAAAGGCCGTTTGCCGCCAGAATGGCCCGCGCGGTCGACAATGCGGCGCGCTTGAACAACATGACATTGTCGGTCGCACTTCTATGTCCGCCATCCGTATTTCCACCGCTCGCAATGCCTGTGGAAGCGGCCCAGGACTCATTGCGGGAAATCGTGTCATAGGTCTGGCGAACCGCCCAATGGAAATTCAACGCGGGATCGGCATCCATCTCCGCCCAAACTTCCCGGAGCGTCGGCGGATAGGTAATGTAGTTCGGCAATAATCCATAAGGCGGGCCGAAGAAAATTAACGGCATTGCAGCCGCGGTCTTGCCGAGCATCCCACGTACCTTCGCAACAAGACGGGTCAGCGCTGCGGCGTAGACCGCTTTTTCGGCGGGACCGTATTCAAGGCTGTCCGTCTCGCCCCAATAGCAGACCAGCGCGTTAATCTGCCCCAGCTGCGTGCCGGAAAGCCCCGCCACATAGCTGGCGTAACCCGCGCCGCACGAACCCAGTGCCGCATCCGCAGCCGTTGCGGCACTGAAATCGGCGCCGGCCGAATTGCTCAAAAAAGACTCCCCATACAAAGCCGGTGTAACGATCTCCATCACACCCGTGCCGGAAACCTCCGTACCGGCCTGGCCTGCGTTTACCCAGGCCGATAAAGCGGCATTACTCCCCGCTGCCTGCAAATAGAATGCAACGGCCTGGGCGAGCGGCGTAAACGCCCCATCCTGCGTTTCGGCATAACCGGCATTGCTTTGTCCGGGGCCGGCAAGAAGCGTAATATTCGATAGACCGCTCGGCCCCCCATCGGCATTCCCGCTACCGCCATCTCCGCTTTCACCGCCCGGAGGATTCGTCAAAATCTGCGTACTGGCGCTCTGCAGCACGACGCCGGGCGTTGCAAGAATCACGCGCCCCAGACTCGTAATGTCACGCACGGTCATAATTTTGCA